ACATAAGCCTGCTGCTCATTCGCGGCTTTTACATCGCGGTAAATGCGCTGATGGAACTGGTTTCTAAATGCTATAATATACATAACAAGCCCCATAAGAACATTACACCGGCACCCCATAAGAATGCGTTACGCGCCTCGGCTTCGTCGCGCTGGTGATAACGAATTAAGCGTTGCTCAAACGGCGTTAGAAAACGCGGTTCAGTTGTTAGGCGTAGGTTTCGCGTGAATTGTTTGTTAGTCATGATTAATACCCGCACACTTTCTGGCAATAGCCGTACATATAGCCTTGCATTGTACATTGATTCATGCACTGCCAATCAGTAGCAGCTAATGCAGGTCGTGCAGTGTAGGTGTAAATCACTAACGCCACCAAAGCGGCGGTTAGTGCTAGTATAAACGTGTTAATTAGCTTCATCGTAACCCCCATAAATAAGTTAGCTTAATTGCTAACTTGGTTACACTATATAGCACCTGTTGCAACAAGTCAATACTATTGTTGTTTATACCATAGGCGAAGCTGTTTTCCTTCAACCCGTGGCCGTTCCTCGCGCCAGTTATTTGAGGTTAGGTAGCTCTTGACGCGATAGGCAATAGCGTTGCTTTTCTGGTTCGGCTCGATTCCCATTTTGTCTAAAACCTCGCTAATTCTTAGGCCGTAATCATCGCGGCCCAGTACAATTTCATCCACTGCCTTTTGTATGTCATCGGCTAGCGCATCTTCTTCCATGCGTAGTTCTTGTTCGATTTGTGCTAGGCGGTATTCGTCATCCAAAAGCCAATATCGCTCGTTTGCTTTGTATCTCACGATTGCCTCTGCCCATAGTTGCGAGCTAATCAGCCGTAAGGCGTCTAATTGTATATGGCGGCAGGCTACAGGCCAAAACCGCCTGTTTCCGGTTGGGTCTTTCAAGTAGCCGCCGTTAGGGTTCACGCTACCACCGATCACGAACATGCGCGGCCTGCGTCCTACTTTACGGGCATAGGGCGAGCGGTATTCGTCAATCTGCCTACTTAAGAAGCTTTTAACGTCTTCAGATTCAGCGCGACGAAAGTTAGCAAGTTCGGCCATTTCAAAAATCAGCTTGCCTTGCAGCACCAGCAGGGAGTCAACTTTGTGAAAGTCTAAGTTTTGATCGCAGAAATAATCTTTTCCGTTGAACGTGGATAAAATACGGAAAACCTCAGACTTGCCCAGGTAGGGCGCACCTTCTAAAATGAGCGCTGTGTCAAACTTGCATCCAGGCTCGTAGATACGCGCTACCGCTCCAATTAACCACTTGCTGCCAACGTGTTTTAAATAATCCGGGTTTTGGTAATCAGCGCCACAAAAGTCTGCTAGCCAGGTGTCTAGCCTAGCTATTCCGTCCCAATGTAGTGTTTCAAAGTATTCTTTTGGCGGGTTTACGGTGTTACGCTTTGCGGCTGTTACGATAGCGGCGTGAGCATCGTTTGAGCCTGTTTTGATGCCGATTGTTTCAAGCCACCCGCGAAAGCGTGTTACATCATCGGGATCAACTAGTCTGTGGGGTGAAAAGTCTGTTGCATGCTCCCATGGTGGGCATTTGGCAACCATTATATCATCGGCAAAAATATCGTAAATAAACACGCCATGAAGCGTTTGGGTGCGTTCTAACATTAAAAGGGTGTTGTTTACGGATTTGCCATCAATGCGGTATAACTGCCCGTCTATCTCTACTTCACGGTTGCCCTTAACAAACGGGATGACTTCGCCGCCAGTGCTTACCGTTACCAGTTGATTATCGTTATTCATTGCGCTTGGCTCCATGCGAGAAGGATTGCAGCGCCAGCAGTAGTTCCGCCAGTCTTATTGGAATAAACCGTTTACCCTCACCCATTTCACGGATTGAGCGCGTGTGCAAATTAGTTGCATCAGCAAGCACCCTAACCCATGCGGGGCCGTAAAGCTCTGTTGCTATGTTTCTGAATGTTTCTGAATCCACGCACCCTCGCATTGATTGGGCAACATTGCCCGATTAGTCTTGCCTAGCGTAAAACGCTTGGCGCGTCAAGTGTAACTAAAATTCCTGCAACCAGCGCAGCCTAACTAAAGATTGCGATGGTTTTTGATAGTTATTACATCCGCCACAATCTATTTTTGATAATAAATAAAATATCTTTTCTTAAATCCCCGTCCCTCATCATTGTAGTTTCGTGGTATATATCGGCCACTAATTCGCGGTCTTTATCAGTAAGCTGCCGCTTTATTGATAGTTGTAACGCCTCATGGTACATCGTGAATAATTTTTGCTGACTCATGGCTAAGCCCTTTCCTTAATTTCAAACGAATCAGCGGTGAGTGTTTTATCCATAAAATAACCCTTTGCCGCATATTCCGGCGCGTTTACATCAAGCCAGCGTTGCGCTGATTCTTTGCTGTGGCAATAAGCATGTACTGCAAGCGGGTTTTTCTTTTCTATTATCATGTAGTGTGTCATGGTGTGTGACTCCCTATGCTGAAAAGTTCTGTTTTGGATTAGCAAGCCAAAGCTCTACTAGCCTGCGCGGGTTGTCTATACCCCGCTGGCTCAACATATTGATTGCCGTAGATTTATCAATGCGCGCCGCGTCTAGTAATTTATGCACCGCGCAGATTCGTAAGTATTGTTTATCTAGTGCGCCATCTTTAGTCTGTCTAAATAGATTCATATAATCCCCCGTTAAACTGCTAAGCTTGATTGCCTTGCATGACCAATACATAGCACTGGGTAACACTGATTGCAACTGCTAAATTACACTAAATAAGAAACAGTCTGTTGCCTGCATGGATACAATAAAACTATCAGTTATTGTTAATGCAGCTTGGTGTATTAAAACTAATGTTAACTGCAAAAACAGCCCTAAAACAGCTAAAAACACCACTTGAACGATCGTTTAGTCATGCTTGTGCCAGACTTAAGTTGCTGTATTATAATGAATGTTCCAGGGTAGCTATACCTTGTCACATACCCTGTCACACTTGGAAGTTATTGTAGTATAATGATTAAATAGAGTTTGTGACAGATGTTCCAGGGTTTAGACCGTTTTCTATAAGTTATATATTTGTCTGCATATATGTATATCGATTTTTCACATAATACCTTGTCACCTTGGAACATTGGTTTTATTTCAATAGCTTATTTGTGCCAGGGTCTGTGACAGGGTCTATTGACCTTGGAACATTGCTTAATTAACAACAGCTTGAGTCTGTCACACTTTACGAGCGTTCAATATAAACGATGTTAGCAAATTATGTAGTTGGCTAGTGTGTTGTGTTGTGCGATGTTGTGCTAACGTTTCGGCGTTTTAACGTTGCATCTTGCCTACAGTGCCAGCTTGTGCATATAATACCCGCATGACAAGCGATCCATATGGCTACGGCTACACGCCGCCAAAGCAGGAAGTATTGCCCGCTGGCATGTATAGCAGGGCCACGCATGGGCATCATGAGTCAAGCGCTCCAATAGCGCCAGGCGGTAAGATAACGGCAGAAATGATGACTGACATTGCGCAGGAAAGCTTAGGGCCAGCGCTTAACAGGATCAACAGTATCATTGCGCATGGTGATGATAAGACAGCGCTGCAGGCCTCAAAGGAAATGATTTGCATTGCATACCCAGAGCGTGACTCACAGCAACAAGCTAAAGTCATAGCGCCAGTGCAGATTAACTTAGTTGTACGACCGTTAAATAATAAACCAGAAGATGACAGCGTCACAATAGACAGTGAGTAGTTATGTATATACCAGTATGGCTAATAGTTGTTATCATAGCAGCGCTTATACTTAGGCATTATCTATGACAGTGCTCTGGTGATGTTAATTGTAGGGTGCATAGTGGCAGGCTGTAGCAGCGACTAGAGCGCAAGCAAGCAGTCTGACCGGCGGGGGGTCGTGGCGTATGGCCTTTTAGGCGAGGCGGGTGGCTAGTTTCTTCACCTACAAACTGTACTTTTAAAATAGGGTATACCCTTTTTTCTGTGGTTAGCTTCCTTTTTTTGTTGTAGTAAATTTTTATGAGTGAGCTTCATAGTGTTGTGTGGACTGCGGCTTATGTGGAGCCGTTTAAGGATTACCGCGTTTGCGTGTCTACTGTTTGCTGGTGCGATTGCGGTGAGGAGTTTGTGTGGGGCTATGACCCTCGTGGTATTCCCCCTGAATGCCCGAAGGCTTCCTTTTTTGGCTACGGCTAATTTTTGTAGTATTATGTTGTGATGAGCGATGTGATTGAGCTTGAGATACCGCCGTGGGCTGCTGTGATGCAGGATCGGTCTAGGTACAAGGTTGTGTATGGTGGTCGTGGTGGTGGCAAGAGTGTTGCGTTTGCGATTATGTTGTTGGTGAGGGGGATGCGAGAGCCGATTAGGGTGTTATGCTGTAGGGAGTTGCAGGTAAGCATTAGTGATTCGGTTCATAAGTTGTTGGCTGATATTATTGGTCGGCATCCTGCTATGACTGCATTTTATGAGGTACAGAAGCAGAGTATTAAGGGTGCGAACGGGACGGAGTTTGCGTTTAAGGGTTTGCGGCATAATCCTGCTGAGATCAAGAGTTACGAGGGTGTGGATGTAGCTTGGGTAGAGGAGGCGCAAGCGGTGAGTGATTCGTCGTGGGAGACGTTGATACCGACGATACGTAAGACTGGTAGTGAGATATGGATTAGTTTTAATCCGAAGCAGGCGAGTGATCCGACGTGGGAGCGGTTTGTAGAGAACAAGCGGGATGACAGTATTGTTTTGAAGGTGAATTGGAATGACAATCCGTTTTTTCCTGATGTGTTGGATGCGGAGCGGCGGCATTTAAAGAAGATTGATCCTGTTGCGTATCGGCATATTTGGGAGGGTGAGTTTGACACTCGGTATAGTGGTGCGGTGTATGCGCAGCACGTTAGGAAGGATCGGATTAGCAATAGGGTTCAGCACGATCCGAATTATCCAGTATATACGGCGTGGGATCGTGGGTATGGTGATGCGAACTCGATTGTGTTTTATCAGGTTGGCGATGGCGAGATTTTTGTAATTGACTCGTATGAGAACAATTTTCAAGACGTTCGGCATTATTGTGAAGTGTTGTTAGGTCGGCAAATTGTTGTAGATGAGAGGAATAATGATACTGGTGCGATTCAGCGCTGGCATTTTGGGGATGATATACCGGCGCATGCGCATCGGAGGAATTATGTGTATCATCATGCGATGGCGCATTTTGTTCCGCATGACGCGGCGAGTAAGTTTATTGAGGCTGGTGGCAGGTCTATGATTGAGCAGGCACGGGAGTTTGGTATTAAGATGAACCTGATACGTGCGACAGACCAGGGATCATCGGAGATGGCGGCAAGGATGACGTTGCCAAAGTGCTGGATTAACGCGGATAGGTGTAAGGATTTGGTTCGCTCGTTGATGCATTATCATTACAAGTGGGATGAAGAACGTAAGAGATATTCACAAGTTCCATACCACGATTGGAGTAGCAATTTTTGCGACGCTTTTGAGCTTATGAGCCGTGTATGGCATGATAAGTTGGTTACTGTGAAGTCGCTTGAAAGGCAGCAGGCATTAAATAAATTCTTCAAGGCGAGGAAGGAGTATGGTATGGACAATGTTGATCCGTATCGAACCAAGCCGATTATCAAGCGAAAATGAGTTGGAGATTAATAGTACAAGATTTGCGCGACCAGCCAGACGGAATAACTTTGGATGGATTCCCAGCTAATTATATTGCGATGCTTGGATGGGAAGAAGATGGTGTGCTAACAATAACAACCATAGAAACATACCAAACGCTAGATATAGGGAAAATTGAGTCTTGGGCGAATAACGAAATAGAAACTCAGCCGTGGATTAGGCGCTCATGAAAATTGCAATTTACCAGACTGAGCACGAGATAAACAAGCGCGTTACCCAGTCGTTATACAAAGGCTTGTTAGTTGGGGGTCACAATGTTTCTATCTACATGGCTAATAGTGGCTTGGCTGATGCTGACGTTCATATTGCTTATGGCATTTTGCGAGGTACGGCTGAGATTTTCAAGGCTGCGGAAAAGAAACTACTACCTTGGTTCAATGTTGACAGGGGCTATTGGGGCGCTGGCCACTACGGTGGAAAATACCGAATCTCTTGTCGAGGAACTCAAGCGAAATGGGATTCAAGTTCAAGTGCAGAATTTGGACAAGATCATTCACTAGAGTTGTTGCCGTATAAGCCGCGCGATGGCTATACGTTGATATGCCCTCCCAGTGATTATGTTTGCGAATGGCTTGGGATAGATAAAGCGAAATGGGTGCATAATGCGCTACAAGAAAGTTCAGCATCACTTGTTCGTGATAAAAGCGAAACCGATCCGATAAATTGGGAACACGTTGCAAAAATAATCACGTTTAATTCCTCCGTGGCGATTGAGGCTGTGAGGCGCGGAATACCTGTGGTCTCGGATAAAGATCATAGCGCGATTGGATCGTTTCAAGATGTAGTGGGTGAAATTCATCTTGACACCACATATAGAGAAATGTTATTGCGCTGGTTAAGTGCCCACCAAATGAGCCTTAATGAGATTGAGCGTGGTGATATATGGAAAGTGATAAACCACTATATAAAATCTTCATCGGCTATGACTCCAGGGAACCCATCGCTAGCTCAGTATGCGAGCACTCAATTAAGAAGCGAACCAAATCTCAATTACAAATAACTCATGTTAAGCATCGCGATTTACGCAAGTCGGGAAGGTTTTCTCGCCCGTGGGTTACTATTGGATCCACTGGAGAATGGCTTGATCTAATTGATGGCAAGCCATTTACAACTGAGTTTTCTCATACAAGGTTTTTAGTTCCTGCGCTCAACGAATATAAAGGTTGGGCGCTTTTTCTTGATGCGGATATGATTTTTCTATCCGATGTAAAAAAACTGTTTGAATTAGCTGACGACAAATATGCAGTGATGTGCGTTAAGCACAACCACATTGTTGATGGCCGCACCAAGAAAATGGATGACAGAGAGCAGTTGCCCTATCAGCGCAAGAATTGGTCGTCGTTTGTTTTGTGGAATTGTGGCCACCCGCTGAATCGCAAGCTGACCGAGGACAAAGTAAACAAGTTGCGTGGTGTAGACATGCACACGTTTAGCTGGCTTCCAGATTCAGCGATTGGATCGTTGCCTTATTCATACAACTTTATCGCAGGTGTATCCCCGATTGTAGAAAACATTGATGTGCTTCACTATACTGAGGGTGGGCCGTGGTTCGATGATAAAAAAGACGTCCCGTATGCAGATCTGTGGCTTGATGAATACGAGAATTACATGGAGTCAAGCGACGCGGTTCATGAGGTTATAAGATGAGCAATAAGCAAAAAGCAATGCTGTGCCTTTATGGGGCGATTATTTGCGGCACATTTGTCGTAGCAAGCCTCTTCCGTCAATATGGCGGGGCGCTATGAACATAGCTATCCTAGTTCCCAGCAAGGGAAGGCCGGAAGGATGCAAAAAGCTGCTTGATAGCATTTCAAAAACTGCGGAGAATCTTCCCAACGTTTATTTGATGTATCAAAAGGATGAATCAAAACAATATCAATTCAACTTAGCTGGATATTGGCCTGGCGTTACTCAATGGTCTACGCAAGAATGGCTACCGACAGTACAAAAGTGGAATGATCTTTGCGATCTGGCATTGCAGAATAAGGATAACAAATTGTTTATGCTTGGCAGCGATGACATCGTTTTTACAACTCCTCTTTGGGACAAAGAATTACTAGAGCACTACAATGCGCTTAAAAATAAAGTCCATGTATATCACTTTCAGGATAGTCGCGATAAAGATGGCACTCCACATCCAATCGTTACACGGGAATATATTGAGACTATGGGCTATTTTCTCCCGCCTATTTTTTTGCATTGGTATTGCGATACTTGGACTGTGGATATAGCAAAAGCTAATGGCTGCTTCACGCATTTAAAGAACTACGAATTGGCGCATATCAAGCCAAGCGATAAGGGAATTGCCGATGCTACGCATAGTGGAATTAGGGCGCAAGAGTGGAACAGAAGGGACAGTTATGTTTTTTCTAAGTGCAGTAACTACCTTGCTTTAGAAAAGCAGAAGCTAGCAAGTTTTATTAACAATTCAAACATAAGGAGATGGTATGCCTCTAACTAAAAAAGGTAAAAAGATCAAAACAGCTATGAAGAAAGAATATGGCGCAAAGAAGGGCGAAAGCGTTTTTTACGCTTCAGCGAATAAAGGAACCATTAAAGGCGTTGAGAAAAAGAAAAAGAAGTGAAAATTTTTATAACAGGAATAGCGGGATTTCTAGGATCGCATTTAGCTGATGCGTTAATAGCTGATGGTCATGAAGTACATGGCAATGATAACTTTATTTGCGGCGATTTTAAAAATATTCCAGCTAAAGCTAGATTTACCTATTTTAATATGCCGGACGGAAGCAGGAGGGGCCTTGACTGCAGGGAATTTAATAGTTTGAAAGAGGCGCTTTCTTTAATTAAACCTGATGTTGTGGTGCATTGTGCTGCTACTGCTGCTGAGGGTTTCAGCGTTTTTAGCCCGTCGTTCATTACTAAGAATATCTACGAAGCCTCGGTTTCAGTATTTAGCGCCGCTATTGCTGCTGGTGCCAAGCGAATTGTTAATATGAGTAGCATGGCTAGGTATGGTAACGGACAAATGACTTGCTGGAATGAGGAAGATAGAACAAGCAATAATTCAGCTAAAATTGATTTGCCATTTAGAGAGAGCCATGAAACCAAGCCAATCGATCCATACGGGATTGCAAAAGTAGCCGCCGAACAAACTCTTAAAGTTTTATGCGAAACGCACGACGTAAAATGGACAACTGCAGTACCACACAACATCATAGGTACAAAGCAAGAGATAACTCCGTATCGGAACGTGGTTTCAATTTTCTTAAACCGTCTAAAACTTGGTTTGCCCGTTTATATTTATGGCGATGGAAATCAGAAACGTTGTTTTTCTCCAGTAAAGGATTGCCTTCACTCACTTGTAAAAATGGTTGATGGGGCCGCAGATGGAGAAGTTGTAAACATCGGTCCGGATGGTGGAGAGATTACGATTAATGAGTTGCTAAGCCTGTGCGAGAAGGTAACTGGGATTGTGACAGAGCGCGTATATCTGCCACCACGCCCAGTTACCGACACAGTTAAAGAGGCATACTGCTCTAGCGACAAAGCACGCAGGCTTCTTGGTTTTGAGCCGCAACAATCGCTAGAAGATTGCATTGCCGAAATGGCAGCAGCAATGAAACCAAAGATATTTGACTATTCGTTCCCGATTGAGATCGAATCTGACAAGCTACCAAGAACCTGGAGAGAAAAACTGTGACATTCAATCCAGCATCGGCAATTAGCATTTTAGATATATTGAGCAACGTAGAGTTACCAGACAAGGATCTAATCTTAGAGCTTGGAAGTCAACGTTACACATCCAGCCACATATTCAAAGCCGATTCTACTTACGACTTCTACATTAAAAACGGTTTTAAAGACTACATAGCGCTAGATATCAATAGCACCAAGTACACAAAGCAAGTTGACCTTAACGAGCCGTATAAGCACGAAACGCAAGCAAGCCTGGTTACAAATATCGGCACGTCCGAACATTGCTTTGATCAGGGAAGAATTTTTGAAACAATACACGATTGCTGCAAGGTTGGTGGAGTAATGTTTCACCATCTACCGTTCGCACCGTGGCCCAATCACGGGTTTTATAACTATTGTCCAATCTTGTTTGAGGCTTTAGCTACGGCTAATGATTATAGACTGCTTTTTTTAAAGATCGGCGACAGAGAGGGCAATTGTGCCAATCTATCGTTCGATAAAATTGTTCTTGAGCGCGGCCAGCAGGAACTTGAAGATTTATCTCGTGGCAAAACACGGTTGTTTATTTATGCGGCGTTTCAAAAGAAACACGATGCCGCATTTAAGAAGCCATTTCAGAAACGATACGTACCAGATATAGCAAACAATGAAATACTTCAGCGATACGCATAACATACTAACTAATATCTGCGAGGTGCGCGATGTGCCATACCCGTACGCATATACTACTAGGTGTTTATCTCCTTCTGTGTATCACTCACTTATGGCCTCTCGCCCTGATTGGCGTAAGATTGCCGGTAAAAAAATAAACGAAAACAACAAGAGGGTTGATGTTCCTGCTGTAGACTCTTTAGAACAGTCACCGCCGCAGATATGGAAAGAGTTTATTGAGTATCATACTTCAAAGGCGTTTTACGATGTGATTATTGCAAAGTTTGGAAAACATTTAAAACAATATCATCCTCAGTATAATTTTGAAAAAATGAAAGTTGGCATGAGGGGAAGGGATGTTGCGGATATTTACTTGGATTGTTTGGTTGGAATAAACACGCCAGTAAAAGAAAAAAGCACCGTTAGTGCTCCGCATCTTGATCATCCAAAGGAAGTATGGGCGGCAATGCTTTATATGCGGGATTCAGAAGATTTTGCGGGCGGCGATTTTGTTGTAAATAAACTTGTTAAAATCCCAGAAGAATATGGGAAAAGACAAATTAAAGATGAGTGCGTAGCCCCACATAACGTTATAAACTATGAGGCAAACTACTGCGTATGTTTTGTGAATTCTCCGATCTCTGTTCATGAGGTTACGCAAAGAGAAGTAACCGATAAGCCAAGATTGCTTGTTAACTTTGTATTGGAGATTGCGTGAAACCGGAATTTACAGAAACAAGAAAAAGTAAAATTTGCGTTAGCGGAGGGATGGATCCACTTCATGTTGGCCATGTTAGAATGATTCAGGATGCTGCACGCTATGGCGATGTTTATGTTATTTTGAATACGGATTCCTGGCTTGTTCGCAAAAAGGGATACTACTTGCAGCCTTGGGAACAAAGGGCAGAGATATTGCGAGCGATTAAGGGCGTAAAAGACGTTGTAATAGCAAAAGACGATGACGGAACGGTTTGCGCCAACTTAAGAGAAATATATCCAGACTATTTTGCTAATGGTGGAGATAGAACGGAAAGCAATACACCAGAATTAGATCTTTGCATCAACATGGAAATCAAATCATTATTTAACGTTGGCGGCGGTAAAGTTGAAAGTAGCCAAGAAATAATCAGAAGGATTGTCAATGCAGTTAAAGAAGCATAAGTGGGGTTATGGCATCACGCTTTTTGACCGCAAGTGGTTTAAGATTAAGTTGCTTAGGTTTAGAGGAAGTAAGTCATGTTCGCATCAGCGCCATAAGGATCGAAGTGAGCTTTGGTTGTTTTTGTCTGGTGAGGGAATAATGACTGGCAATGGTGGAGAAACTTATGGTGTTGCCGCAGGAGAATACGCACTTATAGATGCTGGTACTTGGCATAAATATAGCGCTATTACGCCAACTTGGGTACTAGAATGCCAGTTTGGCAGAATTTGCAGTGAGGAGGATATAGAAAGAAAATGACAACAAGAACATCACCGCCAGCATTTGATGATTTGTGGAAAGATCTGCAAGAACGGTCGCGCCGCTTAGCAATTCCCATTGTGCAAGATTACAATGAGCTAGAGCACGTTTATAACCTTATTCAGGGTTGTGAGTCGTACCTAGAGATAGGAACTGCTGAGGGAAATTCACTTTACGTCCTATCGCAAGCTGTAAAGCCGTGGAGTAAAATTACTTACGTTGATCTTGGCGAAAAACATACCACGCCAGCAAGAGATGAGGTTTTAGATAAACTTGCATCTTTAGGAATTACACGACCACATGGAATTCATGCAGATAGTAATGATCCTAATACATTAGCTGAAATTACAGACAAGTATGATGTAGTTTTGATTGATGCTGGCCATAGCTATAAGAACGCAATAACTGACGCTAGATTTTACGCCCCACTAGCTAAAAAGTATGTCATCTTTCATGACATTTGCTTGCCTGAAGTGAAAATGGCTTACAATGAATACTGTAATATAGTTTGCCATTTAAAACATTACGAAGTCATCAATTCAAAGACAATGGGTTTTGGCATTATTGAGGTAGTATGAGCAACATTGCAGTAATAACCACCTTTCCAAACGAAATGTTTGATGTTTACGCCAAGAAGATGCTGGAATCATTTGTCCAATATTGGCCAAAAGATGTCCCGCTTATTGTTCAGTTAGACAACAACGATATCAATCAATCGTTAGCGCCAATACTTCGCAAAGATTGCGATATTGTTATGGTCGGACGTAAGGTAGACCATCAAGATTTTATTGATCGCAATAAAGATAAGGAAGATCCGCAAAATTATCGTAAACAGCCGGTTCGTTTCTGTCACAAAGTATTCGCAATCCAAAATGCTTTAGATTTGGTAGAAAAGGCAAAGTCCGATGGTGTCAAAGATTTACCACGATACCTAATTTGGCTTGACGCTGATGTGCATACTACAAAGCCAGTATCGCATGATGAGCTTAAAGAATGCCTACCCAAAGAAGGCGACGCAGTAGCTTATCTTGGTCGCAAAGACTGGCCGCATAGCGAGTGTGGGTGGCTGGCATTTGATTTGGAAAATGGCGGAGCAGATATAATTAAGACATGGCACCTCCAATATATTACCGACGCCATTTTGCAAATGAAGGAGTGGCACGACTCCTGGGTTTTTGACCAAATTGAATTTACTAACAAAACAAACCTTACTGCCGATAAGCCCGGTATGGAAATTTGGCCCCACTCGCCCATGGGTAAATGGTCAACACATTACAAGGGGCCGATGGCAAAGCAGCAGCTTTTGCAGCAGAATCAAATAATGCCAAGATTGAACAATGGTTCAAATATACAGATCCAGACCAAGAATAGCTTGCCCGATGAGGTGCTGCGTGCGCAGATTGAAGAAAACCAGAAACTTATTAAAAACTGGGTAAGGGAGTGCTTGCCAAACGATGAGAGAGTTGTTGTAGTTTCTGCTGGGCCGCATTTTGTTGCGGAAGATGTTTTAAAAGAAGTTGAAGCGGGAAGAAAGATATTCGCTGTTAAACATTCACTAACCAGGTTGAAAAATGCAGGCATAACCCCATACGCCTGCATACTTCTTGACCCAAGGCCACACGTCGCCGACTTCGTGAAAGACGCTGATCCGAATGTTTTATGGATTGTTGCGTCGCAGGTTAACCCCCAGGTAACAAAAACACTCTTGGAAAGAGGATGCACGATATGGGGATACCATGCTTCCGTAGGCGCTGGAGAGCACGTGCTAACTGAAAAGCAACCGGATGCCATCATTTCCGGTGGAAGCGCTACGGCAACCAGGGGAATGTACCTATTGGAGCACCTTGGATTTAGGAAATTTAAACTTTACGGATATGAGTTGTCATTCCCAGACAAGCCAGATCTTAATGCAAAGGATGAGATAGGGCAGCCAAAGTATTTGGAATTTAGCGTAAGCCTTAATCATCCACTACATCCAATGAAAAAGACATTTTTCTCCGAGCCGCAGTTAATGGCTCAGTTTGAGGAATTTAGAATTATTGTTGAGTCTGGCAAATGGGATATAGAAGCTGAGGGAGAGGGAATTGTTCCGTTCCTTGTAAATGCAAGAAAAATAGCGAATTTGCGCCACAACCAATTAAAGTATAAAATAAGCAAAGCGCATCCCGTTCATTATGAGAAGTTATTTAAATGGAAAACGAAATCCTTGCCCAAGATCAAGAGAATCAGGAAGTTCTTAACTCTGTAGCCGGGCTCATTGCACAAGATCCGCCCGACGATGATGTTTCTGAAGCCTTTTTAAAAGGACTTACTGAAGCTGAACTTGCTGGAAAAGTAAGGCAAGCCGCATCTACCTATAATTTAGCCAACGATCTTGATCCAGACCTATTGAATGAAATTGGGCAGGAAGTGTGGAACGGATTTCAAGATGACGAAGAATCAAGAAGTGATTGGCTTGAGCGACATGCTTTCTGGTTGTCACTTTATATGCAGCAGGATTATGCAGAGAACGCAGATTCCGAAAGAGATTGGGGCGCTACTGAATCGGTTCCAATTCTGACCGAGGCGTGTAATCAGTTTCAATCAAGAACGTACAAATCATTCTTTCCTAATGACACATTTGTTTCCGCCATTCCAATGCGGAGAACATCAAAGGATAGAAAAGTTCTTGAGGATAGGGCCGAGAGAATTGGTAGGCACATGTCTTACCAGCTTGGATTTGAGGACAGGTCATATAAACAAGACAAAGATGCTCTTTTCTTGGGAGTTGCAGTACATGGATCTTTTTTTACCAAAACATACTTCAGCGAGAAAAAGCGCAAATTCCAAGTTGATAACGTTCGCCCAACAGATCTTGTCGTTAGCTATAACGTTGGAGCGGTTAGGATTGAGGATGTCCGTAGAAAAAGTCATGTAATTTACACTACAGTTGGTGAAACTGAACAATTAGCATTGTCTGGATATCTTACCGAGGCTGCCGTTGCAGCAGAGGCTAGCGCTAAAATAGACGACAGATACAATCTAAGAGTTAACGAAGTGCAGGGACTAAACCCAGTTAATTCAAGGATAAAGCGAGACGCTCAGGCGGTTTTAATTGAGCAACAAACGTATCTCGATTTAGATGGTAAGGGCCTTCTGAGGCCATATTTGGTAACAATAGATGCGGCCAACCACAAAGTTTTAAGGCTTACCATTAACTACGAAGCCGACAAATTTGGTAATCCATTAAAAGATTTTGAACAAGACCAATTCTACACCCATTACAAATATCAAGAGAATCCAGATGGTTTTTATGGACTTGGTTTGGGCCACACAATTGGCGATTTAAACAGCTCCATTAACATTATGTTACGTCAAAGTATGGATGCAGCCACACTTGCCAATGAAGGCAATATGTCTGGGTTTATTAGCGACAAGTTGGGAATAGAGGGCGACGAAATACGTCTTGTTCTTGGTAAACTAACAAAGATCCCAGATACCACTGGTGATATGAGCAATTCGATTATGTTGGGCAAATTTCCTGGCCCTAACATTGCTCTTATGGAGATCATGAAAGAGCTTGATGCTCGCGCACAGCGTTTGGGTTCGACTACTGAAGCCACTACTGGCACAATCGAAAAAGTAATGCAGCCAACAGCCATCTTGTCTCAGGTGGAGCAGGCGTTAGAACAATTTTCCAGTGTTCAAATGCGTATTTCCAACTCATTCAGTGAGGAACTGCAGAAGATTTACAAAATTAATCAAAAGTTTCTGCCGCTGGTTACATCATTTGTTGTAAATAACTCCCCAGAGTCAATTACTCGCGCTGATTATGCTGATGATATGTTGATTCAGCCTATTTTTGACCCAAAATATTCGACACAGGGACAAAAAGTAGCGCGTGCTGAAGCGGAATTACAAGCAACATTGCAAAATCCGGTAAACCAGGGCAGACCGCAAGTTTATGATGAGGCGTTCAGAAGATATTTACAGGCTCTGGATGTGGAAGATATTGATGCACTTGTGCCTCCAATGCCTGAACCGCAAAATATTGATGATCAATACATCGAAAATATGTATTTCTTGATGCCTAAAGAGTCTAGGCCGCTGTTTGATGTTTTCCCCACGCAAAATCATGCAGAGCATTTGGCAAAACTACAGGAATTAAGTGGATTTATAGCTCAAATGGGAATAGAACTAACGCCAGATCAGCAAGAAGATATTTTGAAACATCAGCAAAAGCATATAGGATTCTTGTATGGGCAACAACACGCAATCATCCCGCCACCCCCGCCCCAGTCCCAGCCAGATTCACCTGTGGCGCAGGGATCCGATAACTCAATGGTTTCTGGAGACACTACTGGACAAATATCGCCCCCTCAGGCCGAGTTATTGTCACAAATCGTTGGAAGCGCAGCACCATGAGGCTGGCAAACAAGAAGTAATTGAGCAAATTACAATTATGTTGGCTTTGAATGACGATAAGATTTGACCGCGTGCCTTATGGGAACTCTCAGGCAAAAGAGTTCCTGAATGAGGCGGCGAAAAGAACTCCGGGTGAAAAGAACTCGTTAGATGAGATTCTAAATGGTGGCGATGTTTACCTAATCTCGGATGCAGAGCCAATCGGGGCAACTTACATTGAGTATTCCGATATTGGCTATGGTGAAATGCTAAACATTGTTCTTTTAGCATCAAAACCAGGAACCAAAAATCTTTGGAGAGATGAGTACAAAAAATTTATACGAGATTTGATGGCAGATAGAAATATACGCTATTTGTGCGTGATCGGGCGCAATGGTTGGGACTCCATTTTCCCAGAATTGAAGTCTGTTGGAACTATCTATATTGCTGATGTTTTCCCCTGATTTGCCAGATTTTAAAAAATCGGTAATAATCGAGCAATGGGAAGTGCAATAAAAAAAGTTATTCCGATTGCCGCCGCAGTCGTAGGAAATACAATCGCTCCAGGTATTGGTGGCGCAATTGGTTCAGCAGTTGGCACTAAGGCAACAGGCGGAAGTTGGGGTGATGCTGCATTGGCTGGCGCGGGTTCATGGGTCGGCGGAAACATAGCTAAGAATTATTTTCCTGGTGGCGGCACCATAGGCCAATCAATCGGCAAAGGGCTTGGATCAAGTGTAGCCAATGCGCTCCCTGCTTCAATCGCTAGTGCTGGAATGAATGAGGCTATTGGAAGCTACGCCGGTAGCAATATAGCACAATCATTTGGCGGGAAATCAAAGACTCCATCTATGGGCGGAGGCGAACCAGCATTTACTCCAAAAGAAAAGAAATTAACGCTTCCCGGCTCACTTGCCATGGGCGGTTATAGTCCAGATCAGCAATCAAGCAAGATTGCCACGCAAGGCGTATATGGCGGCGGCGCAGGCCGAGATGAAGAAAAATATTTCCTCGATCTAATCAACAACCGCCTTGTTGATAAGGGAAGCAATATGGGCGAGTTAAATGCGATTGAGAGTTCGTATATTTCTCAGCTTGGGCTTGGTGGTTATAACAATCCGAAAGATTTACTAAGGGCAATTAGCAAAAGAAGTTACGCGTAAGTTTAACTGAGTTTGAATGAGGTAAAAATGAAGTATGAGCCAAAGTTTGGCCGCGTTCTTATCGAACGAGAGGTCAAAAAAGAAACTAAAGGCGGAATTGTATTGCCAGACTCCGTAGCACAAAGACATGCCAATTGTATTGGAACAATTGTGGCATTAGGCGAAACCGCCGGTTGGTGCGAAATCCCAGAAAAAGGAAATGTTCTAACGTTAAAAGTAGGCCAAAAGGTTGTGTTTGGTCAGTATTCTGGTTCATGGCTTGACCAGAAATATGGTTCCGACGATGGGACATTATATATCTGTCAAGACGCAGATATTTTAGCAGTTATTAATGAGGAGAATGCGGCATGACCGAAGAACAAGCAGAAGTAACTGAATCCAACAACACTTCGTCGGCAGAAGCATCAGTTGATTCAAATGAATCACATCAGGAAGCGCCGCAGACGCAACAAGAAGATCGCGTGCAACCGGCGGCGGCAGTTGATTTAAACGGATTGCCACCAGAACTTGCTGAACCGATTAAAAAGCGAATGGACTGGCTTTACTATCAAACAAAAGATAGCAAGCGGCAGTTCAATGAATTGAAAAGCATCGCGCAACAGCAAGCAGAGCTGATTGAAGAATTGCGTAACAACCAGACCGCCGTTGTTGGCCATTTGCAAGAAGAAAAGTTTTCTGCAACCGAATCTGCTCTTGTTCAAAAAATGCAATCGGCATGGGAAACTGGCGATATGCAGGGTTATTTGAATGCACAGAATCAACTAACAGAATTGAAGGTTGAGAAAAAACTTTCACAGTTACAAAAGCCGCAGCAACAAAAGCAGGAAAAGCAAGCGCCGCAACAAAATATTAGTGGCAGAGAGATTGCTGATGATGCTTTTGCTGGTGGAGAAATCTCACCAGAGGAAAATGCTTATGCACAAGCCTGGATGAGTGAAACTGATGAAAACGGCAATCTTTTGCGCCCCTGGGCAACTGGCAATGATCAGAAATCTCAATACGCGCTAATGGAGGCTGCAGCCGTGTTAAATCCTGATGGACCATATGCAAAATGGCCGATGGAAAAAAAGCTGGCAGAAATAGATCGGCGCATGGGTTTGCAAAAAAATAATGTAGGTTCACAACCTGTTTTGGGGGCTAATTTGACAAACAGACAAAAATCGAACACAATAACACTAAGTCCGAAGCAGCGAGAAATCGCAATCAGGACCAAATTTGGCTCTAATAAGGGTGCTAAATCTGAAGCTGATTATATCGCAGCTTTTAAAAAGCAGATTGAGCAAACCAGAAAAGGAGTCAAATAATGAGCGAAGATATTGTTAAGCGTGGTCCGGGTAGACCAAAATCAAGCGACCTTAAAAAAGGTAACAGTGCTTGGAAGCCAGCCTCAGCAACGGATGTTGTATTCAAGGAAGATGGATACCATTATCGTTGGATCAACAAAGATCCAGATTTATATTCCAAGCGACTTGCCGAAGGGTATGAACCTGTAAGCAAACTTCAAGCCGATAGCGCTGCTCCAGTAGCAGATAATCGAATAGAAAACGGTAAGTCTATGACTACCGTACACGAGAAGAAGGATTTGGTTCTTTGTCGTGTGCCACAGGAAATTGCTGAGAGTCGTATTGATTATTTCAATAACGAAACTCAACGTAGGACTGCCGGACTAACTGCCCACGTTAAGCGTGATATGCGAGAAAAGGGTGGTGGAGCGGAAGTGCATGGAAATATAACAATTAGCTCGCGGAAAGGCGAGCAAGTAATAGAGTAAAAAAGGAGAAGTAAATGGCTGCATTACAAGGTTTCATCCCAAGTCGTCAACCTACGGCTGACTGGGTTCGCACTTTGCCCGCCCGCGCTAATGCTGACGGGGCGAATCAAACTATTGCAAAGGGCGACGCCGTTGCGTTTGTGAACGGTGTTATCGTTCCCGCATCTGCTGGTATGGACCCAACTCACCCAGGTTACGGTGTAGTTCTAGCAGTATATACAACTGCTGCTGGCGGTAATTACCCGCGTCCGCTGACCTTTAACAGCACAAAGATCCTCACCTCTGGCCAAGCTGGCTATGTAGATGTTTGCATCAATCCAGATCAAACATACTATGTTCGTTGCGATGCTTCGGCTGGCAACGTTGATACTATCGGAAAAAACGTTCAGCTTACTGTTTCGGCTGCAAATGCTTCTACTGGTATTTCTGGTCATTCGGTAACAACCCAGTCATCTGCGTCCATTAACAACTTATTCAAAGTGTTAAACGTAGGTCCATTTGATATTCTTGGTGGCTACCAAACTGGTGCTACTGCGAATAACGGCGTCGAAGTTCGGTGGAATCGCCACCTACTGAAAGCTGCAACAGCGTAATAATAGGGAGATAAAAACATGGTAATTGCAACTGGTGCATTTTCAGAAGACCTATGGCCTGGTATTAAGGGCTGGTTTGGTGATTCGTACAACGATTGGCAGCCCCTTTGGGAGAAGATCGTTACGAAGCACGATTCGGACAAGCAGTTCGAGAAGTTTCAAGGCGTAACCAACTATGGTTTGGCTGGCGTTAAAGATCAGGGTTCTTCGATCCCTTATCGTGATAAGTTCCAAGGCTTCCCACGTGAGATTGTAAACGTAGCATACGGTATTGGTTCAACCATTACCTATGAAATGATGCGCTACGATATGTACAATCTTTTCAAGTCGATTCCTCAGCAACTTGCCGCTTCTGTTCGTAAAACGGAAGAAACTGTAGTGTTCAATAACCTGAACAACGGCTTCTCGACTGCTACGAACCCAGTACTAACCGCCGATGGCTTGTCGCTGTTCAACTCGGCTCACCGCCTTGTTGCTTCTGCTACCACGCAGCGCAACACCCCTGCGACTGCTGCAGATCTTTCGCAGACTGCAATTGAGCAGGCTCGCATCGACATTTTGGCATTCGTTGATGATCAGGGTTTGCCGATTGTTGTTCAGCCTAAGAAGTTGGTTGTTCCGGTTCAAAGCGCAGTTATTGCTGAGAAAATTCTTGGAACTGAGTATGAAGTTGGCACAGCTAACAACACCATCAACACTGTATCTAGCTCGCGTTTCCCGATGGAACTTATCGTTTCCCCGTGGCTTACCGATACGGATGCTTGGTTCATTAAAACTGACCAAGAAGATGGTATCGTGTTTACTGACGTAGACCAAGTAATGCTTGATCGTGACAACGAGTTCGACACTAAGAACTTGAAGTTCTCGGCAATGCGCTTGTTTGGTACTGGCGCAGTAAACTATCTTGGTTGGTACGGTTCACCCGGCGCATAAGGAGTGCTGAATGACCTCTTTTGGTGATAATATCTATAGCGGTACTACTGCGCTAACTTCTGGCTTATCTAGTCAGTCGGAAGTTGTGCTTAGCCGTACGTTCAATTTTACTGGAAGCGGGACACAAACGTTTGTTCTTCCGCAGAATGTGCAAAACTTGAACGGCGCGTGCTATATTACGCAACAGGGTTCTGGTGCAACAAGCGATAAGATTACGGTATCGGCTGCAGGACAGGACTACATTACCTTTTCGTCAATGGGTTCTGCCCTAGGCGTTGTAGAGGTAACTACAGTTGCTCTTGGATCGAAAACAATTGTAGCTTCTGCCGCCGCTGTTGTTGCTGCCACATTGACAACGGAAGTTACGGCTGCAATTACGCTGCTTTCTGTGGACACTGCCGCTCGTTATCAGGTGCAACTGAGGTTCAATAGATTGCGTCAACTAGACTAAGAGGATCCAACAGTGCGGGCTAAGGTTTTCACAGTAGTAGGCTCGACAGGTGGACCCACTTATTCGCCTGCTTATCCTATAGATACATACAACAATCCAACTTGCATTGGTATTGGTGTAATCGTATCCGGGAATAACACCATTGCAGATGTACAGCATACTTTTGGTGATCCTTGGTCAACAAATTTGAATGTTGTTTCTGCCGTTGCCTGGATTAATAATGCTACGCTTGTTTCTGCTACTGCCGCTAATAACATTAATGGCGCTACTGATACTAACTACGCCTTCCCCCCTCGTGCTATTAGGTTGCGCGTTCGTGCATTGGCTTCTGCGGGTACTGGGGAAGCGGCGACAATAACCATACAACAGGCTGGTCCAGAGGAGTAATCTATGGGACTAACTGCTGAACCCAAAAAAGTATCTATTGAGACTTATCAAGTTCTTCTTGAGATTGTTTACTATCTTTCTCAATTAACAAATAGCCCATCAGCGTTAAAGGATGCAATTGAAGAAAGCTATGCCCTTTCCGAAGAAGAAAAAGCACGCGCTGACAAGGCAAGGGAAGATATACAGAATAACCGTGATATTTTAGCATCAATTAGAAATGAAAATGAAGTAAATGAAAAGTTGTTATCACAACTATCTGATAAGCAAGCGGAATTATCAGAAAAGAATAAATTACTTGATGCTAAAAAAGTTGAGTTGGACCGTTTTTCTCGTGAACTAGATAAGCGTAATGCTGATTGTGCGGCAAGAGAAGATGCGGCTACGCGCAGAGATACAGATTTGTCTGCAGAAAAAACGCGCCTTGCTAATAAAGAGGCAGAATTAAAAGATCGTCAAAGCAAAATAGAGGCACAAGAAGAAGATATCAAGAATCGCCTTAATAAATTGCAGGCTATTGCTATAGGGGGCTAAAATGTCCCTTTCAGGAACTCGTGGTGGCCTTACCGAGATTGAAGTCGGCAATCTTTCCGATCTAGCCGATACCAACATACAGACACCAACATCAGGCCAATCCCTGATGTATGATGCCGCTCAGCAAAAGTGGATTAACGCTTCTGCGGCTGGTGGTGGCGGCTCTGGTACGGTTACAAGTGTTTCCGCGGGCCGCGGTCTTACCGCATCTCCCAATCCAATTACTGGTGCTGGCAGCATTGAAATTGCCACCACGGGCGTATCGGCTGGAAGATATACGTTGGCGCAAATTGACGTAAACGCATTAGGTCAGATAACATCTGCTGCTAACGGAGCGGCTGGTTCTGGTACAGTTACATCGGTATCGGCTGGTGGCGGCCTATCTGCTTCTGTGAACCCAATCACCGCTGCTGGGGACATATTTATAGCAAATACTGCGGTGTCTGCCGGTACTTACTCTCTTGCTACTATTACAGTAAATTCTCGCGGCCAGATAACTGCGGCCTCCAACGGTGCTGCTGGTTCTGGAACTGTTACAAGTGCTGGAGTAACTGGACAGGATGGCATTGGAGTTGCTGGCTCCCCAATAACTACCGAGGGCCAGTTTATATTGTCGCTTGGTAATATCACTCCAGATAACATTACAACAGCCGTTGTTAGCGCCACTAATGTTAATGTTGCTGGCGATATAGCAGCCAGCGCCGCCACTTTTCACAAAATAA